AACGGAAAATGGGCTGATCCTGAAGATAAGTACTTAGACAAAAATCCATACGTTGATGCATTTTTAAGATGGTGGCCTGATTTATCTAAAGACTTACAAACACTCAGAATAACTGGTGGAGAACCGTCTACTAGTCCAAGTTTTTGGAAGTTTTTAGATTTAATAAGACATGAACCAGTACCTCATTTAAATTTATCTGTAAATTCTAATTTAGGTGTAAAAGATGACTTAATAGATAAGTTAATCGAAACTACTAACGTATTAGAATTAGGTTCTTACGATATTTACACATCTAATGAATCATACGGTCCACACGCTGATTACTTACGAGATGGTATGGTATACGATAAGTGGAGAAGTAACGTAGTAAGAATGATTGAAGAAGCTAACATCAGACAAATAGTTGTTATGATGACTGTAACTGGGCTTTCTTTGATGTCAATTACAGAGTTTATGGATGACATGATGGAGTTAAAAAGGAAGTATGGTAAGAATATGCCTACTATGGACCTTAACTTCTTAAGATGGCCTGCATTTATGTCACCTTTAAACCTTCCTGATGAAATAAAAATAGAAGCAAGGGATAAAATACAAAAATGGTTGGATAAAAACAGAGATTCAGGTTTACTTTTAGAACATGAAATAACACAAACTCAAAGAGTGATAGACTATATAGACGTTGTAGACCAGGGTCATGCTAGAGCAGAAATGGATAAAGACAAACATTTTCACGACTTTAAATCATTTTACGTTCAATACGATAAAAGAAGAGGAAAAGACTTTAAAAAAACATTTCCTATGCTTGCTGACTGGTACGATAGTATTGAAGTAGACGAAACTATACCTGAAGTAAAATTAACAGACGGAGGTATGGAAGGCTGGGAAGCAGGAGAATATAAACCGGATATACTTAGTAGAGCAAAATCAACCGCTGGTAGTTGGACTAAAATTATTTAAAATGAAACTTACAAAAGAGGAAGTAGACGCTTTAAACACACTACAAGAGAATTCAGATACACTTATAAAAGAATTAGGTGAAATAAAACTTGCAGAAATGAATCTTCAAAAGAGGCAGAAATCAGCTGAAGAGTTTTTACAATCTTTAAAAAAACAAGAAAAACATGTTGCAAAAGTACTTGAAGACAAGTACGGTCCTGGTTCTATAGATTTACAAAAAGGAGAGTTTACTCCAAAGTAGTTTTACCCACTATTGGTGCTATTTATATATGTAGATAAATACTATATCTACAAAACTGGTTTCGATTCTCTATCAATATTTATTATAGAAACATAATTTAACAAAAAATAACATGGCAGAAACAATAATCTCCCCAGGCGTATTAGCAAGAGAGAATGACATTTCATTTATAGCACCAGCCGCTCTCGAAGCTGGGGCTGCTATTATTGGACCTACAGTGAAAGGACCAGTAGAAGAGCCTACATTGGTAACTTCATACGGTCAGTACCAACGTATTTATGGTACGACTTTTGAATCAGGTTCAAATAAGTATGAATTTTTAACCTCTATTGCTGTAAAATCCTACTTTAATCAAGGTGGTAATTCAGTATTAGTATCCAGAGTTGTATCTGGATCATTTGGTGTTGGTACATCAGAAACAATCACAGCAGCAAGTGCAAGTAACAACAACCCATTCACAATTGAAACTTTAGCTAAAGGTGCTATTCAAAATGCTTCAGGTTCATTTAATAGTGATGGTTCGTTAGTTAACGGTTCTTCTGACAATTTGAGATATGAAATTTCAAATATCAACGATGCTCAAGGTACTTTCTCTTTACAAGTACGTAGAGGTGATGACAACACGAAAAACAAAATTATATTAGAATCATTTAACGACCTATCGTTAGATCCTAATTCAGCCAACTACATTGAAAGAGTAATTGGTAATCAGTACAAAACTAAAACAACAGACGGTGATGTAACTTATTTCAACACAGTTGGAGAATATGTTAATCAGTCTAGATATATTAGAGTTGCTTCAGTAAACAGTCCTACATTAAATTACATTGGAAATGATGGACAAATATCTGACAGTAATTTATCAGGTTCTTTACCGATAGCACAATCTGGTTCATTCTCAGGTGCTACAGGAAACCTTTACAAGCATGATGCAGCTAATAATCACTTTGGAGACATTACAGATGGTAATACTCAAGGGTTAGTAGCAGAAAATTATGCAGATGCTATTTCAATCCTAGGTAATAAAGATGAATATGTATTTAACATCATTTCAGCTCCTGGATTAATATATGACTTTGGTTCTCATAAGACTCAATTAGATTCAATTATTTCCTTAGCAGAAACAAGAGGAGATGCAATTGCAGTAGTTGATTTAGAGCAATATGGAGCTACAGTTTCAAACACAGTATCAGCTGCCAATACAGTAAATAGTTCTTATACAGCAACTTACTGGCCTTGGTTACAAACACAATCAGCTACAGGTAAAAATGTATGGATTCCAGCATCAACAGTAATTCCAGGAGTATATGCATTTACAGATGGAGCTGCTGCACCATGGTTTGCACCTGCAGGTTTAACAAGAGGAGGAATTCCTAACGTTATTCAAGCAGAACGTAAGCTAACCAGAGCACAAAGAGATACATTATACAGCGCAAATGTTAACCCAATTGCTACATTCCCAGGAAGTGGAATTTCAGTATTTGGTCAGAAAACACTACAGAAGAAAAAATCTGCTCTTGATAGAGTAAATGTTCGTAGATTATTGATCGAATTGAAGAAGTTTGTTGGTGATGTTTCTAGAACGTTAGTATTTGAACAAAACACGGAGCGTACAAGAGGTAGATTCCTAGCTCAAGTTAATCCTTATTTAGCTTCTGTTGTAAACAGACAAGGATTATATGCTTACCGTGTAGTAATGGATGAAACAAACAACACATCGGATACTATAGATAGAAATCAATTAATAGGACAGATTTACATTCAACCAGCCAAGACAGTTGAGTTCGTGATTCTAGACTTTACAATTGAACCTACTGGAGGAGTAACCTTCGGAGCTTAATTAATTTATAGTATATTTATAATAAAGATTTAGATCATGGCAGTATTAAACGCAAACGAAATATTTTTTAAAGAGTTCGAACCAAAAGTTCAGAACAGATTTATCATGAGATTAGATGATACAGCAATCGATACTTTCATGGTAAAAAATGTGAGTGCTCCTTCTTTCGAGGATGAGACAGTCAAATTAGACCACATTAACACTTATCGTAAAATTCGTGGTAAGAGAGAATGGCAAGATATGGATATGACATTGTACGATCCAATCACACCATCAGGAGCACAAGCAGTAATGGATTGGGCTCGTCTTTCATACGAATCAGTAACTGGTCGTGCCGGTTATAACGATTTTTACAAAAAGGATTTAAGATTACATCTATTAGGACCTGTAGGAGACGTAGTTTCTGAATGGGTAATAGTAGGAGCTTTCGTAACCAGTATGTCACAAGGTGACTTTGATTGGTCAAGCTCAGACGTTGCTGAACTGAATATTACAGTAGCAATGGATTATTGTGTATTGAATTACTAATACCTCCCAATAACCACCCGACAAGGCCTGGCTTTTTAGTCAGGTTTTGTTGTCTAATAAAAAAAAGTTTCTTATATTTATAATAAGAACTAGTTATAACTAATAAAATCTATGGAACAAGAATTTAAATTTCCTACTGAGGTAATAGATCTACCCTCAAAAGGATTACCTTATCCTGAAACATCTCCTTTATCAAGCGGTAAAATTGAAATGAAATACATGACCGCAAAGGAAGAGGATATACTAACCAATCAAGCTTTCATTACTCAAGGTATAGTAATTGATAAGTTACTACAATCTTTAATAGTTGATAAAAGTATTGACTATAATGATTTACTTTCAGCAGATAAAAATGCTTTATTAATTGCTGCAAGAGTATTAGGGTACGGTAAAGACTATGAATTTGATTATGGCGGTGAAAAACAAGTAATTGACCTTACCACATTATCAGATAAGGAAATTGACGAAAGTCTTTACGAAAAGGGTAGTAATAAATTTAAGTTTACCTTACCTACTTCTAAAGTTGAAATTACTTTTAGACTTTTAACACACGGAGATGAACAAAAAATTGAACAAGAATTAAAAGGATTACGTAAAGCGTACAAAAATAATCCTCCTGAACTATCTACTAGACTTAAGTACATTATTACTTCAGTAGGTGGAGATGAAAATAATAACACAGTACGTACTTTTGTAGAAAACAATTTACTTGCTCGAGATTCAAGAGCTCTACGTCAATACATAGCCGAAATATCTCCAGATGTAGATTTAACTTTTTACCCGGATAACGGTCCGGAGGAAGGAGTCGATATCCCAATAGGGATCGGGTTTCTTTGGCCTGACGTTAGATTATAGGCTAGCGTTATT